CTAACCCATTACTCTTTAGTGTTGCAGGTGCGCTAGTTGGTTTACCACCACTAACTACAAGTTCCCCTGCTTCGTAGTCTCTTGTTGAATCTTCATCAAGAGATTTTGCTTCTTCCTCTTCTTCTTCATCATCCTTACGCATAGACATCATAGTTTCAACATCTTCTTCTTCTTCTTCATCATCCCTAGTTGACATACTATATTTGGCATTCTTCGTTACTTCGTCATATTTTCCTTCCTCTCCGAGTCCGTTAACTTGTTTCATCAAGTCATTCAACTCTTCGAGTGCTTTCTCCAATTTTTCACTCATTGTTTTATCCTCCATTTTTAAAATGTCGAATTTTGCTTCGGGATTAATCCCTTTTTCACAGATAGTTACTTCATGTAATTCTAACCTGTCTATCTCATTATACTCACCAAACTCATCTGATGTTTTTTGTTTCTTAGAAATCGCCTGACCTCCAATACTAAAAGAACGAAGCGTTCCTTTTCTAATACTCCTTGAAATTTCTTTTGCCTTTTCTATGTCATCTCTTAATTTAATAACAACATAGAAACCTACGTCATCTACTCCTGTTTTATGAAGAGTTCCATTAGTATCTCTATACTTTTCTATGACTTCTCCGACCTGAACATTAGAATGATTAGACATAACATTTCTATATTTCTTTTCAGACATATAGTTTTTTGCCGCATCATCTAAAGCACTTAATGTAATTAAATCATTTTGTTTATCTACTATTTCTATCGAAGCGTAGCCACCAATAATCAAATCATCGGATTTAAGAATAGTAAACTCATGTTCTCTATCTGCTTTGAATAAAAGAGAAGGTTGCATAAGCATTATTTCTTTGTCTTTTTACTTTTACTATATTAAGTAGTCGCTATTTTTCACTAGGAAGTGTTAAATTAGAATATTTATCTTCTTCAATATTCCAAATATCTATACTATCTTTATCTTTTAACATAACTTGTTTTTTTCCAGTCCATGCTACCCATCTTTTTTTCTCATTTATAGGAACAACTCTAAGATGTAGTCTAGTTTCAAATTTATCTCCTTCTAATTTATATTCGTGATAACCGTCTTTTTGTATTCCTAAAATAATATCACCCTTATCTATAATTTTACCTGCATCTATTTTTTCTGCTACGATAGCAGGGTATTTTACGGATTTGCCGAATAAGTTGTATATATCATCTGTATCCTCTATATCTATCAACCAAGCAAATCTGCTTTTTTTATAATCTATAATTAAATTAATATTACCATCATCTTGTCTATTTATAGTAAATTTACCTTTTCTCGAATCTTCTTTTTGAATAATATTTTCATTATCTTCATCATTTTCATTATCCTTTTCTATAAATGATTCATCAACAACAAAGACTTGAGGATTTTCTTTATCTAAAAATTCAACAGAATCTTGTTGCTTTAACCATCCTGTTAATTTGTTAGGATTTTGTTTAATCCAACCCGCCCACGATTTATTGTGCTTGGTTTGCACAAATTCAATTATTTCTTCTGATGTTAATTTTTCATTTGGACTATTTGCTATTTCATCCTTTATTGCTATTCTTAATTGAGACCTGTTACTTTTTATTAATTTCGCTATTTCTTCTTTCCACAAATCAATATTATAAAGAGCGTTTTTCTCCATTAAATTATCGCCATCAAAACCATAGATAGTAAAGCCGTCTAAATCTTCTTTTAATATAATTTCAGCAGTACCGTGTATATCATCTGTAATGTAATATCCCTTTTTAATTTTTTTAGGTTTAAGTAAATTAGATTCCAACCCACTCATAATTCTAAATGGGACAGGTACAGCAGTACCAATTAAACTATTAATTGCACTTGATAATGATTTTTTACTCTTAGATGCTAATTTTTCTAATGTAGCGATATTATCTGATTCTGTTACTTCCGGTATTTCTATTACTTTGGCAGAATATAGGCTAAATTTATCGTTCCTTTTAGTTACTTCATCGACCTTAACCCTAACAATAGTACCTATGTCAACATTTATTTTTGTATTAAGAGCCTTACCAACTTCTAAATAGGCCTTATCTTCATAATCAACAGTAGCATAGTTCCTTGCAACTTCGGCTGTAACTGGCCCGATTCCCATAGTATAAGAATGTAAATTACTTTTTGTCTTTCTGTCGTTTAATACTACTACATCTAAGTCAACAAATTTTTTCCATTTAACCCACTTAGGATTTTTTCTATTTCCTATGTAATAGGTAGATTCAATATCCTTGATAACTACTCCTTCTGACGCAGGTAATTTCATAATATTCTTTGAATAGTTTTCAACTTCCTTTTTAGAATCTGCTATTCTAGTATCTTTTTTAGAAGGAAACGCCATGAGTTCGGAAGAATGTTGTGAGTATTGATAAAGTAAAATATTAATTCTTTCTCTTAGTGGGTCATCAGTTATATTTTTCCCTTCATGCACCATAATATCAAAAACGTGTGCCTTCAATGTTCCTTTTGTTTTCTTATGAAACACATGAGTAATAGTGTCTGCTCTATGAAGGGGTTCATCATCTAAAAATAACATTAATTCAGCATCTAATATACAATCCCCGAATTGTTTTTTCTCCATATGTTTTACCTGTTCGGGACATTTAGAAGTAATATCTTTTTCATTAAAAGAATAAATCTTAACTTTACCATTGAACTTATGTATCTGTATTCTCATACCATCATATTTTTCTTGAACAACAAACTCTCCGGTTAGCCCTTTAATATCATCCAAATCATCTATCTCGAAAATACGATACATTGGTTTATTAGGTTTAATAAAATCTATTTCCGCTTTCTGTTCTTGTGATTTAGATATATCTAATTCTAATAAGGCATCCCAATCCTCATCGTCATATTTTTCTAAATAAATATCTTCTAATTTTTTGAATGCCTGTTTACACTTAGTTTCTATTCTTTCAGTATTCTCATCTGAACTACCATAATGTTCTATAATATAAATAGGCACATCTTTAGGTTCTAAATCTAAGCCCATATATCCTTGAGTAATCTCATCCGGTTTCAGCCCATGTGCCTTCCAAGATTTTTCGGGTATTGTATTGGTATGGGAACGAACCGCATAATGAATAAATGATAATAAAATAGATTCGTCCTTTAAGAGTATATTAATTACATCATCTCCTAATTGTTTAGAAAACGGGTCACTAATTTTGTCTGACTTGAATCTAAGTTCTTTAACACTATCATAAATCTCTTTCGCTTGTCTAGAATTGGGGTCGTATGCTTCATTAGAAAAAGCAGTTTTTTCCTTTAAGTAAGTTTTTAATTCTCTAGAAAAATCATCTAATGAATCGAATTGGTCTCTAACTTCTTTAACAGTCTGTTTCCATTTAGCCCCATATTCAGAAGGACTTTCTTTTGCAGAAAGGTATGAATATCTAACTCTTTCAAAAAAATCTAAAACCCTTTTAGTTAAAGGAGTCCTTTTTTTTTCAAATAGAAGTCCTGTTTGCGGCATACTACCTCACTCAGTTAGAATCTTTCTTTTCCTTTCCTTCAATATTACTAGTCTTTGGTAAAGGTACTTCTGAGGGGTTTTTCTTAGGTCTTTTCACTTTAACTTCTTCACCTGTTAATGGTTCATCTAGTTCCATATTGTTTACATTAGCCTCTTGTAATACTTCCTTTGCCTTAGCGATTGCTAGTTCTAGTAATTTTTCTTCTCTTGTTACTTTTTCCGGCATTTTACAACCTCCTCATGTTTCCTTTTAAATCAAATTGCATACCGAATGCATCGTATTTTCCTGAAACCTCAACATCAACATAATAACCGCCTTCTTTATCATCAGGGTCAAGACTTAAGTAAATATCAATATATTTACCGAGACCTGCCAATGCATCTCCACGATTAATCTCATCCTGTAATTCTTTCATTTTTTCTTCTGTATAATCATTTTCATCAAATATATTATCATTCAAATACGTCTCCACCATTGGCTCAAACAAATCTCTAAATTGTTCAATAGTTTTTCCACTTTCTTTTTTAATTATTTTTTCCCAACTCATATTTATCTCTCCATTGTAGTTACTAATTCGTGTATGTCTTCCCAAGCCATACTCTTTTTGATAGTATTATCCATTGGAATATTATTACTATCCATTCTAGGAGAAGGGGAATTAACCACAACTAATCCTGATTTCATAAGTAGGTTATCTTTGTGATAAACTGCTTCCTCCAAGTGTTTCACCTTATTCACTAATTCTTTTAATAGCATTAACATTTCGTTATCATCACTCATTTTCTTGTAGCCCCCTAATATACTTGGTTAACTCTTTATGTATTAAACTTTCTAACTCTTTTTTTCTACTCATCTCTTACTCACCATCTCATCAACGGCCTCTTTTAAATCATCTATAATTTTTCTAAGTTTCACTCTAAAAGCCAAAGGAATTTCCATAGTGCTTATAGTTCCTATAACTGTTTTTAATGTTTGAATTGTTCTTTGGTCGTATTTTGTCATTCTAAATCTCTCCTTTAAGGTCTTTACCATATTTTTCTCGCCCGTACATACTAGGAGGGGGATAAAATCCTTCATCTGCCATTTCCTCTCTCTCTCTCCTACTGAGAGAATAATACCAATTTGCATATCTCTCTCTATCGTCTTCGTCATCATTTCCGCTAGGGTCTTTAGATGACCCTTCTCCTATTTTTAAAGATTCTAAAACAGTATCAGTAAATACTTCTTCATCTTCTAAAACTCTAGGAATCCTAAATATCGGCTTATCTCCCATTTCTGTATATGCACCTTCTGAATAGATAACAAAATACAGAATCTTCTCAATACCTTTGTATTTTACTTTTGTAGCGACACCGCCCTTTACATCGTGTTCGTATAGGCCATCACCATCAGGATTATCTTCAAAGTTATATTTTTCATCTATTAATTTAGCAAACGTAATGTTTATCCCTAATTTAGACATTGCTTGTGCAATATCTTCTAGTTCTTTACCTAGTTTTGTTTGATAAGTACTTTCATAGGGACTGGTTCGTTTTAAAGACTCATGTAATTTACGCGCAAATGGGATTCTCATATTCATTGCTACTTCTTTATAATTATCAGTAAATCCGTCTTTGTCAATTCTAACGCCATTAGGTTTTTTAGTAAAATCTCTTTTTAATATATCTTCCCAACTCATTCTAAATCCCCCTTACTCTTTGGATAAACTAAGTCTCGTATTTGCCGATACAAAGTTTCGTAATCTTTTCTAAGTTCTGCTGCCGAAGAAACTATGTCTAAATTCTTTTCATCGAAACTCTCAAACTTTTTTTGTAGTCTTTTATCAGACTTAATTAAGTCTAATTTTTTCATCTCATCTAACAGGTCTGAAAGATGAGTCATCTCTTGCCCCATGTATTCAGTAGGTTGAGTTTTTTGAAGAAGTTTCTTAAGTTTCTTTTTTTGTTTAGTATCAACTTTTTCTAAAATTGAAGATGATTTAAGTATTTCTTTCCAACTCATACTCAACCACCTTGTCTATCCGTTCTTATCTCTAGTTTATGAAGTTTCTTTATTTCAACTGATTACGGTCATTATACTCAGGGTTTTCATATTCAGATTCATCTGTGTCTGTAATATCATTCCCTTTAGGTGCATCTATGTTCTTACTAAAGAAGGCATCCACCTCTTTCTCAAGGGTTGTAATTTCGTTGCTAATCTTATTGAGGTCTCTTCTAACAGTATTTACGTTCCTTAAAGTAAGAACCGCCCATTTTTGTTTATCTAAATCTGATGTCTGTCTTACTAATTTATTTAAAAAATTACTTTTCAATAACACATAATTTAGTATTTCAGAATCATTAATTTTAGAAGTATCATTTTCATCAAACTTAGGCAAGGAAGTTTCGTTTTCTTTATTTAGTTTAAACTTCAATTTAAAATCTATCCATAACTTTTCAGTTCCTTTTCTTTCGTCTCTTAAACGAGTTAGTCTATTTCTTTCAATTACCCCCATATTCTCTTCCGTTCTTTCTCTAGAAGTATGCGGCTTTAAAAGATAACCGTATTCTACTGGTTGAATAACTTTCCTATCTACTAATTTGCTCTTACCATCTTTATCCTTTACACTTGCTAATGATGTTCCATCTTTATC